GTGGGGGTGCGGGCCGGTGCCGCCCGTGCGGCGTGAGCCGCACCACAAACAACGCCGCCCCCGCGCCGTGAGGCGCGCAACAGACAAACTCCCGCGCCGACACCCGCGGCGCAAACTCCCCCCTTACGCCAGGATCGTGCGCGCCCGCTCGACAAAGCGCTGCGCGCCGTCGCCGCTCATGTCGGGGCGCGGCGGCACCTGCATGCCGCGCACCACCGCCGGCCGTTCGCCGATCCGCGCCAGCCAGTCGGCAAGGCGCGGATGATTGGCCAGCGTCAGGCCCGGCCATTCATGCGCGCGCACCCAGGGCCAGCAAGCGATGTCGGCGATGCTGTATTCGTCGCCCGCGAGATACGGGCTGTCAGACAGCCGCGTTTCCATCACCCCGAACAGCCGGTAGCTTTCGCGCTCATAGCGCTCGATCGCGGCGGGGATATGTTCGGGGAAATAGCGTTTGAAGACGTTGAGCTGCCCCATCATCGGGCCAAGCCCGCCCATCTGCCACATCAGCCACTGCACCGCGCGGCTGCGCCCTTCGGCGTCGGCGGGCAGGAAACGCCAGGTCTTTTCGGCGAGATAGAGCAGGATCGCGCCCGATTCGAACACGGCAAAGCCATTGTCGACAATCGCCGGGATCCGGCCATTGGGGTTGATCGCCAGAAACTCCGGCTGTTTCTGCGCCTGAGAGGACAGGTCGATCACATGCAGACGATATTCAAGCCCGCATTCCTCGAGCATGATCGAAACCTTGTGGCCATTGGGGGTGGCGGCGGTGTGAAAATCGATCATTCCTGTCTCCCTGATCCGGTGGCGGCGCGCGGGCGGGGCCGCGCCGGCTTGTGGCTGCCAGTTTGACGCCCGCGCCGATCATTGTCACCGCGCTTCTTGGCCCGGCCGATCAGGCCTTTGCCGATGCGCTGCGGCGGGCGCATTATCCGGCGGCGCGCAACCATGTGCCGGCGCATCTGACGCTGTTTCACCAGCTGCCCCCGGCAAGCGGGCCGGAACTGGCCACGCGGCTGCGTGCAGCCGTGGCGGGACGGGCACCGCCGCGCGCGCGGATCGCCGGGGTGATGCGGCTGGAGGCAGGGGTCGCGCTCAGCGTCCACAGCGCCGATCTGGCCGCGATCCGCGACGAACTCGCCGACGGGCTGGCGGGCCTGCTCGGCGCGCAGGACCGGGCGGGGTGGCAGCCGCACATCACGATCCAGAACGGCGTCACGGCGCGCACGGCAAAGGCGCTGTTCACCGCCCTGTCGGCCGATGTGACTGCCCGGCCGCTGCACATAGCCGGGCTGGCAAGCTGGGCGTGGCGCGGCGGGCCGTGGCAGGCGATTGGCAGTTACCGCTTCACCGGGCGCGGCTGACCGGGCTTAGCCGGCCTGCGGCAGTTCCTTCAGCGGCCGCGACGCATCGGCAAGATCGCCCGGATCGATCCGCGCCCCGGCGAGCACGAGCGCGCGGCCCTGCACATAATCCTTGGTCGCGTTGACGCAGTCGAGCGCGATCACCCGGCCCGCCTTCAGATAGACGACCGAAAAGCTCGCCGACGCCGGATCGCCGCGCAGCACCGCCGCGTCATGGCCGAGCGACAGGCCGACCGTTTGCAGCTTCAGATCATATTGGTTCGACCAGAACCAGGGCACGGCATCGTACACGGCATCCTCGCCGCAGATGGTGCGCGCGGCGACATTGGCCTGATCATTGGCGTTCTGGACCGATTCGACGCGGATGCGCGCGCCGCCGGCAAAGCGGTTGGCGGCGACCGCGCAGTCGCCAATCGCAAAGATATCGGCCAGGCTGGTGCGGCAGCGTTCGTCGACGATCACGCCCCCGGCATCGCCGTCAGCGCCGGCCGCGAGCAGCGGTGCGACCTCGGGCACGATGCCGATGCCGACAATCGCCATGTCGGCGTGGATCAGCGCGCCCGGCGCGCCATCCGCGCCGGTCAGGCGCACGCCGGTCATCCGTCCACTCGCCGGATCGGTCTCGATCGCCGCCACGCCGGCACCCAGATGCAGGTCGACGCCATGGGCGCGGTGCTGATCGGCGTAAAAGGCCGACAGCGCCGGGCCGGCGACGCGGGCGAGCAGCCGGTCCTGCGCCTCGAACAGGCTGACCCGCTTGCCGAGCTTGACCAGCACTGCGGCCGCCTCCAGCCCGATATAGCCGCCGCCGATCACGGCGATCCGCTCCGCCTCGCCCAGCCGCGCGACCAGCCGGTCGACATCGGCGCGGGTGCGGATGCAGTGCACATCGGCGCTGTCGCCGCCGGGGCAGGGCAGGGCGCGCGGCCGCCCGCCTGCCGCCCAGATCAGCCGTTCATAGCCGATCACCATGCCCGTATCGGTCGTCACGCAGTGCGCTTCGGCGTCGATGGCGATCACCCGTTCGCCCGGCCGCAGCGTGACGTTGCGTTCCTGCCAGAAGCGTTCGGGGCGGATCAGCAGCCGCTCGAACGGCTTGTCCCCGGCCAGATAATCCTTGGACAGCGGCGGCCGCTCATAGGGCAGCTCCGGCTCGTCGCCGATCACCGTCACCTCGCCGGCAAAGCCCGCCTGACGAAGCATGATCGCCGCCTGCGCGCCGCCATGGCCCGCACCCACGATCACCACCCGGCCCACACCTGCATCGGTCACCTGTCGCCGCTCCCCTCGCGCCGCCCGGCCTGTCCGGGACACCGTGCCAGAAAGAAGATCGCGGCCCTGCGGTCAAGCAGGCCATGGCGACTGCCAGTTGGCGCGATCTGGCGGTTGACCGGGCGCGCCAGCCCGCCTATAGCGCCGCCTCGCCGAGACGGGGCGGAGTAGCTCAGCTGGTTAGAGCAGCGGAATCATAATCCGCGTGTCGGGGGTTCGAGTCCCTCCTCCGCTACCATCACTTGCGTCAGCGACGCCCCCCTTCTTTTCGTTGCTCGGCCGGTCGCCATTGCGATCGCGGTCTCAAGCGAGCTGGTAACATCGAGCTCGGCAGTGCCATCGGCACCCGGCCGCATTTCGATGCGTTGCACCAGGGCGCGCAGGCCGGCCCGGGTGTCGTCGTCGATTTCGCCGCCCGTGCCGATCGCCGCGACCAGTTCCGCCACGCGCTGTCGATAGGCGTCGGCGATTTGCGGCTGAAGCGCGATCACGGGCGCGGCCTCGTCTTCGGCCAGCTCGGCGCGCAGCCGGTCGCGTTCGGCCGTCTTGCCGGCCAGTGCGTCGCGCACATCCGAGAAGTCGCAGCCGCCCGCCGCGATCGCGGCCACCAGCCGGTCGACGGCCGCTTCCGCCTGACGCAGCTTCCGCTCGAGCGCGCGGCGCGCGCGCGTTTCGTCGCGCTGCCGGCGATCACGCTCAAGATGATATTCGCGCACCAGAAGCGACACCGCATCGGGCGACAGCAGCCGGTGTTCAAGCCCGCTCAGCACCCGTGCCTGCATCGCACCGACCGAGATCTTCTGCGCGTTGTTGCAGGTGCCGGCCTCGCGCCGGCGCGTGCAGCCCAGACGGTCCTGCGTGACCACCGTCACGCTGCCGCCGCAGACCCCGCAGCGCAGCAGCCCGGCGAACAGGTGGCGCGGCCGCATACGGCGGGGCAGGGGCTGGGCGGCGAGGTTGCGGCGCACATCCTGCGCGGCATTCCACAGCTCGTCATCGACGATCCGCAGCTCGGGCACCTCAAGATATTGCCGCTCGCTCGACGGGTTCGGCCGTGACACCCGGTTGCGGGTTTCCGGGTCGCGCTTCATCGTGACGCGGTTGTAGAGGTAACGGCCGATATAGATCGGGTTGTGGAGCAGGCCCTGCCCCCGCGCGCGATTCCCGACGATGGTCGATGATCGCCACTCGCCGCCCCGCGCGCTCGGCACGCCCTCGCGGTTCAGGTCGTGCGCGATCGCCTTTGGCGATCGGCCGGCCGCATATTCGCGAAACACCCGGCGCACGATTTCAGCCTGGTCGGGGTTGATCCGGCGCAGGCCGCGCACCGGCTGCCCATGCTCGTCCAGGCCATGCACGACGTCATAGCCGTAGCAGAGGCCGCCCGGGATCCGGCCGCGCGCCAGCGCCCCGCGGTGCCCGCGCCGGATTTTGTCGGCGAGATCCTTGAGATAGAGCGACGACATCGCGCCCCGGAAGCCCAGCACGATCTCATCGACCCGGGCTTCCGAGAGCGTCTCGATCCGAATGTCGGCGAAACTGAGCTTCTGGTAGATCGCGGCCATGTCCGCCTGATTGCGCGAAATCCGGTCGAGCGATTCGGCCAGCAAGACGTCGAACGCGCCGCCGGCCGCATCTGCGAGCAGCGCGTTCAGGCCCGGCCGCCGGTTGCTGGTGCCCGAGATTGCGAGGTCCGTGTAGATTTCGACGACGCTCCAGCCCTCGCGCTCCGCTCGGGCACGGCAGTCGCGGACCTGATCCTCGGCCGACCGCTCGTTCTGCATGTCGGTCGAGAAGCGGGCGTAGATGGCGCAGCGTTGCACGGAGAACCTCCGGATTCGATGATGGAGCGGGCAGCATCGGCGGCAGCCATGCCGCGAGCAATGGCCCGGACGAGATCGGCGATCAGGGGATCCATCAGCACCGCCCCCCCGGGTTCGCCATCGCGGCCTTTTCGGCCACAGTCGGTTCGTGGATCGGCGCGATCTCGATCAGCGTCGCGGGCTGCGCCTGGTCGGTCAGCACCAACAGCCTGGCGGAAAGCACGCGATCAAGCGCCTGCGCCGGGGTGAGGCCGGCGCAGCTCGACGGGCCAGTGATGAATTGCGGGTCGAGCGGCTGCACCAGCGTGCAGACCCAGGCACGATGATCCGCCGACCACTGGATCAGGATCGACGGTGCCGTCATTCGCCGGCCCTTTCGAGCACATCGTCGCCTGTCGCCATGCCGGCGTCAGCGTCCGCCACAGCAGGCCCGTCCGTCCCGGCCGGGAATGCGAGGAGCGGATGCACCCATGCCTGCGCCGCGACGGCGGCAGCCGGCGACAGATAGCCGCCGTCCATGGTGCCGGCGAGCAGCTGGGCCAGCTCGGCCGGCACGCGCGCCGATTTGTAAGGCTTCGCCCAGCGGGCGATCACATCGGGCTGGGCAAAAGGCTCGGCAATGGACAGCAGCTGCCGGCTGTTCAGCAGGCCAAGAAAGCGCGCGTCCGGGTGCCACAGCTTGCGCACGACATGGCCGTTGTCGCCGGCCGCGTCGCATTCGTCGGCGATCGCGTTGTGGAATGGCACCGCATAGCCATCCGCGTTGAGCGACCGCTCAAGCGCCAGGCCTGCCACAATCGCCGCGGCGAGGCGCTTGATCCGCGCGCTCTCACACCGGAAGGCGCGAAAGGCGTCCTGGTCGTCCTCAAGCGCAAAGGCGGGGCGGGACATCACTTCCTGGAGCGCGCTGTCCCACAGTTCGATGGCAGGCATGGCCGCAAGGATCGCGTCGTGCGCGGCCGGATCGGGCGATGCCCCGAGCCTGACCACCATGCCCAAGCGCCGCGCGGTATCGGGCAGGCCATCGGCGATGCGCAGCTGCCCCCACACCAGCAGATCATGGGCGACGGACGGCAACCCGCCTTCGGCGTCCCAGATCAGCAGCGCGCGCAGCACCGCGCGGCGGGCCGTGCGAAAAATCTCCACGCTCGCCGCCGAGACGCCATCGCGCTCGCGCAGGTCGGCATTGGCTGCCCGGCGCGCGGTGCCGCCATCATGTTCGGGGTGGAGCGCCGCCTGCGGGGCCGGCGACGGCGCGTCGGCGGGCGCGCTCGCCCGCCTGCCATGCTTGGCTGCGCGGCTCGCCCACCAGAAGCTGACCTCCGGCCGGCAGTCGCGTGACAGCTGCACATGTGCGACGACTTCGCCGTCGGGCAGGCTGAAGTCGTCGCCGTCAGCGCCGGCATCGATACGCAAGGTATAGTCCGTCCCAAAATCGTTGCGCGGCGGCTGAACGACAAAGCGGATGTCGGGGCGGCCGCAGCGCCGCCGCACATCGTCGCGAAAGGCGGCGAGGGCCGTGTCGGCCAGCTGGCGCAGCACCCCTTCATCGACCACGCGGCCGCGCTGGAACGGATCCGCGCAGAACAGGTCGAGCTCATATCGCCCGCCTGCGTCGCGGTAGACCTCGGCACCGACGAACCGGAGCAGCCGGTCCAGCTCATGATCGCCGACCTTGAGCCGTGAGCGGATGGCGCTCGCGGTGGCGAAGGACTGGCCCTTCAGCTCGGCCCACACGGCCAGCTGAAGGTCATGATCCTCGGTGGCGGCGTAGGCGGCCGCCTGGTCCATATCCAGTTCCCCGGCCGCGAACGCCGCGAAGATTTCGGGCGCGAGCCGCGCCAGCCGCAGCTGCCGGCGCACCCAGAGCAGTTCCTGCCCCAGTGCCTCGGCGATCTGGTCTGCGGTCCTGCCTTTGCCATGGGCGGCCAGCACGGCGGCCGCGATTTCATAGGGCCGCAGATCGCGGCGGATCAGGTTCTCGGTCGTCGACACCTCAATCAGCTTGCCCGGCGGGAGATCGCGAACGACGACGTCGATCCCGTGATCTGCCGGCAGCGCTCCGCGCTCGATCAGCCGGCGGAACGCGCGCAGCCGCCGCCCGCCGGCGAACACGCCGAACCGGTCGCGCCGGCCGAGCATCGGATGGACGATCAGCGGCAGCAGCTGCCCCTCGGCCAGCAGCGATGCCTCCAGCGCAGAGGTGGCATCGATGTCGCGCTTGTCCGAGCGGACGTTGAACGGCGAGATCTCCAGCTTGTCGATCGTGACGGTCGTGCTAGGCATGTCGAGCCTCCGGCCTGGGGGACGTTGCACGGCGCGCCGTGGCGCGTCCCGCTTTCGGCCGCGTGGCGACTTTCGGCGGGGCGGCCAGCGGGCTGCCCATATCGGCGGCGGGATCCGCCGGTATGTCGGACGGTGAAGGGGGGCGAACTCCGGCGCGCTCCCCCGAGCTGCCATCGGCACAGCACGCGGCCGATGCCACCGGCACCTCGATGAACGACAGCTGCGCCGGATCGTGCGGAAACATCCGCCCGTCGGCGCGGCATGCCGGGCAGCAGCAGGGGCGCAGAGCGGCCTCAAGCGCCATCGGATCGAACAGCTCGCTCATGGCAGCCTCAGCATCAGCGCGCCGACCAGCGTGGCCAGCACGAGCATCGCGGCCGCGACAAAGATGCGCGCCTGCCGCTCGCGGCGGCGGGCCTCGGCCTCCATCCGGCGGCGGTGTGCGGCCATTGAGAGGTCGGCCGCCAGGCGACGGTCGGAGCGGCGCTCGACCATCAGTCCAGCCCCAGCGCGTTGCGATAGGTTTCGAGCAGCGCGTCGGCTTCCTGCCGCGCCTGCTTTTCCATTCGGCGCAGGCGCACGATCGCCCGCATCGTCTTGACGTCATAGCCCATGGCCTTGGCCTCGGCGAAAACGTCGCGGATATCGTCGGCGATGCCCTTTTTCTCTTCTTCCAGCCGCTCGATACGCTCGATGAACAGGCGCAGCTGATCTGCCGCGACCGTGTCAGCCATGGTTGACCTCCGTCTGCTCGATAACGGCGCGCATCGCGCCCTCGATCATGGGGGCGCGGGTGCCGCTCACCGGCCCAGCTCCGCGCCCAGCTGCGCCCACTGCGCGGCAAGCAGGGCGATGGCCGCCGCCGCGCCGGCAAGGAGGCCCCAGCCGATGGCCCGGAGATCGCCGGCGATATCGCCGTCGCGCGCCGCAGTGCACTCCGCACAGGTGCAGGTGACGGGCGGCCGCGCCCGCCGGCTGGCGCGCGGGACAGCACGGCCGGGGGAGGCGGTGAAGCGAACGGGTGATGGTTGGGGGGCGCGCGCGCGGGGCATGATCGGCATGGTCAGGTCTCCGGCAGAGAGGCGGGCGACACCGGGCGGGATGTTCCCGGCGTCGACGGACAGCGCCCGCGCGTTGCAGCGCAGGCGGAGCACAGGTCGCGGGCGGGGACCGCCCGGGAAATCGGTTTGAGCAGCAGGGCGCAGCGCCGGCACAAAGGCGGCGGCGTGACATTGAGGCCCTGGAAAAGCGCGATCAGCGCATCAAGCACCATCGGGTCAAAAGCGAAGCAGGCGTGCAGCGCAATCGCGGTGCCGGGCGACACCGGATAAACATCGACCTCGATCAGGGAGAGCCATTGGGCGCGGTCGATGGCCGGCCAATGGGGTTCGGTTTCGAGCGCGAACGCCACGTCGTCGACCGACATGCCTGCCGCCTGACGCCGCAGGCGCAGATAGCCGCCGGGGGTGAGGATGGGGCCGGGGGTGGGGGTGTCCATAAGCCGTTCACGCCTGACAAAAGGACGCAGAAAGGCCGCCTCCGGAGCGGGGGGAAGCTGGAGAGCTCCGGAGGTGGCAGTCGTCGCTCGGGGGTAGTCTCGATGCGTTCGGGCGATCAGCCCGGGGCTTCGCGCAGCATATCGGTCCCTCCTTCCTGCAAGAGGCGGATGGCCGCCGTGTCAGCGGCGATGCTCTGCTCCAGTTCGCGCAGCGCGGCGCGGCGATCCTCAAGGGTGGCGTTGGGCAGCGACGCGCGGATCAGCGCGGCGGCGGCCTCGCCCCCTTCCTGGACGACGGCGGCGGCCTGACGCTGCAGCGCCTCGGCCGAGGCGAAGCGGTCCTTCGCGGTGGCCTCAAGGATCAGGCCATAGGCCTCGTAGATCGGATAGACCGGGCCGGCCGCCGCCTCGCGCTCCGCGCGATAGGCGAGATCGAGCCGGATCGCGTCGGCGACGGTCAGCGCATAGCGCGTGTCCGGATCGGACAGCGAGCGCAGATAGCCCGCCTCCCGGCCCGTCACCTCGGCCGCGCGGTCCAGACCCAGCTCGCCCAGCACGCGGAACAGCGCGTTTTCGATGGTGATGGGGGCGCGGCGCTTCGTCATTGCCGCGCTCCGGCAACAGTCCTTCCGGGGGCGGGCTGGACGCCCACCCCCTTCCGGCCCATGGTTGATCTACCACAACCACCATGGAGCTTTGCTGTGACCGATTCGGCCGCAATCAACGATCTGAAAAAAGAACTGGCAGCTCTGAAGCGTCGAATAGAACAGTTGGAGGATGCTGCCCAAAAAGATGGCGAGCTTCCAGAATTGCTGTCTGCGAAGATAGAAACTGGCCGGCTGATTGAGGAGTTGCTGGTCTTGCCGACGCTGATCGACATGAACGCCGCCGAGCCGGAAGCGCTGGCGCACCGCATCACGGAAGTGGAAAACATGTTGCTGCGCGGCGGCGACGACGATGATGTCAAACGCATCAGGCGGTATCGCGACATGCTGGACCAGGCGACATATCGCGACTGATCTGCCGTCGACCGGTGGCGCGATCGCGTCACACCGGGGCTGCCGGCCATGGCATGGTTCGTGCCGGGGGCGGCGATCCGGGCCGGGGACAAAGGGGATGATGACGCGCGACGCATCAGCGATTCGCACCCAGGTCGGGCTGCGGGTCGATGGGGTAGATGTCGGGACGCAGACGGTGCCGGGAAATGCCCGTAGCCGCCTCAATCTTCAGGACGAACTCGGCCGGGATGCGCTGATTCCTAAGGAGCCACCCGTTGATCGTGGACTGACGCTTGCCGATCAGGCGGCCGAGCGCGGACTGAGAGCCGGCCACCCGGATGGCTGCTTCGAGCGCAGATTCGCTTGGGTCTGCAGATTCGCTTGGGTCTATCGCCGACATGGTCACTGGCCTAACTCCGATGGGTTAGGCCGTCAACCTCAACTGCGCGATTCCCTACTAACGTGATCGCGTTAGTCTCATCGACATGTCGTTAGGCGCGCGAATCGAGGAACGAATGCGAGCGGTGGGCCTCTCGCAGTCGGAACTCGCGCGCAGGATCGGGACGCGGCAATCGACGATCAACGGCATGATCCGACGTAACGTGCGGTCGTCGCCATATCTGTTGCAGATCGCTCGCGAGCTTCGCACCACTCCGGAGTATCTAACGGGCGAAATTAACGACCCCAGCCCGGAGGCCGAGCCGCCGCCAGCCCGAACATCGTTCCGCGTCCTGTCGATGCCCGTGGCGGTTCCGACCGAGCCGGTGCTGGCGCGCATGTTCGAGGAGCTGCTTGAGACCGTCGAGCTGAAGAGCCGCACCGAAGTCGCCGCCGCACTGGCGGCCAAACTGCCCGCCAGCCTCGGCCGCCTGCAACGCCAGATCCTGCGCGAGTTCGAAACGGGCGAATGAAAAAACGATCGACAGAAATCGGCTGTCGGCCATTTCGACGCGTAGCTTACCGGCTTGCTGCCGCTATGCTGATCGCGACCGCGGTGCCTGCGCCAGCCGGATCGAACGCGATAGGACCGTGGGAGATCAGCCCGGTCGAGAATGCCTGTGCGGTCCACAAAGTTGAGCTCAACGGGCCTCGGCCCTCGGTGCTGCGTATCCTGTTGCATGCCGGTCCTCGCCACCTGATCACGATCGGCAACAGTGGCTGGTCGGTGCGCAAAGGCGATGAGCGTGAGGTCTACATGCTTGCGGCCGACGAGGCCTTTCTCCACAAAGCCATCTCTTTCGAAGACAATAGCCTCACGATCGCGGTTGAGCAGGACGATATAGACCGACTGATCAAGGGTTCAGACGTCACTTTTTTCCTGAAGATCGATGACGATCGGCAGACCGTTCTCGAACAGTTTTCACTTGCGCGCAGCGGCGCAGCGATCGCCAGTGGGCGTGATTGCGTTGCAAACCTGAAGGATACCGTGGCGCAGCAGGAGCGTCGCTCACGACACGTGCCCGCAGATCCTTTTGCGCCACAGGCCCGCTGATCTGCCGGCCCTAAAGGCGCGCAGATCGATGGCCGATTTACATACCAAAAGATCGATCCAAACCCGATGCGATTGTCGGCTTAGGCGACCCTGATCGGCTTGCGACCGTGCGGAGGCCGCGACAACCTCAAAGTTGGTAGGTGATCGGGCCATCATGGCCCGCACGGAGCGGCTTGGGGGGGCAATGAGCGAGGCGGCGGCAGCAAGCGGTGAGAGCATCACCGGACGGATGATTCACATTCTCTACGGCGATGATGACGCCACCCGGCTGATCGAATGCCGGCGTCAGGTGCAGCGCGAGACGAGCATCTGCATCGAAGCCTTGTGCCATCGCGAGCGGGGATACCGGGCCTTCCGCCTGGATCGGATCCGCGAGGTCATCGATCCGGAGACGGGCGAGGTGCTGGGCGACGCAAGGTGGTTCGCCGGGTTCGTGGTTGACCGCAAGGTTGCCGGCCGACCTTATTTCGGGCTGACGCGATCGCGCGCAGGGGTGCTGCGCGCCGGGCTGAATGTGCTGGCCTTCATTGCGCGCTGCGACGGCTATTGGGATCCGCGCGAGCATTTGCCGATCGTCCGCTTCATCAACGAGATGTGGATCAAGAAGGACTGGAGCGGCGAGCCGCCGCTGGACGAGATACTGGAATATGCGGCCGCCCTTGATCCCGACGAAGACACGCTCTTCGCCTCGCTCAAATACTTCGTGTCGAGCGAGCAGTCGCAGAACATCCTGCTGCGCGCCATCGAGGGGGTGATCTCAGCCGACGGCATCCAGCACCGTTCCGAGTTTCAGTGGAGCCTCGCTATTCGCGAGCATCTCGACGAGCTGACGGAGGCCGCATTCGAAGGGGCCATCGCCGCGGATACGATGCTGGTTACCATCATAGCCGACCTGTCGGTCGGCCGCGATGGCGAGCCGGTGCGGCGCGGGGAGGAGCAATGGTCGCCGCGCGCCAAGCAGCGGTTCGGGGCTTGATGGTGGTATGGTCCCCAAAGGTTCTTCACAGCTTTGTTGACAGCTATCGACGGTGCGGTAGACCGCCGAAGTCTCAGTCGGCAAAGGGGAGAGCGCGACGTGGACACTCCGGCCATCCGTAAGGCGAGAGGGGCTTTTTTTACGCCGCCCGCCCTTGCGCGATTCATCACGGACTGGGCGATCAGATCCGGTTCGGACCGGGTGCTTGAGCCGTCATGCGGCGATGCTGCATTCCTGTTGCCGGCGGCGGCGCGGCTGCGATCGCTGGGGGCGCGTGGTCGGCTCGACGGATTGCTGAACGGGGTCGAGATCCACGCGCCATCGGCGGCGCAAGCGCAAGCGCGGCTGGACGGTGCCGGCGCCGGGGCCATGATCCAAGTCGGCGATTTCTTCGATGCGTCGCCTGGCCAAAGCTATGACGCGGTCGTCGGAAATCCGCCGTTTGTTCGATATCAGCAGTTCATTGGCGATGCCCGGGCAAAGAGCCTGCGTGCAGCGCTGGCGCAGGGGGTGCGCCTGACGGGGCTTGCGAGTTCCTGGGCGGCCTTCACCATCCATGCGTCCGATTTTCTGGCACCCGAGGGCAGGCTGGGGCTGGTGCTGCCGGCCGAGCTGCTGACCGTGAATTATGCGGCCGAAGTTCGGCGGTTCCTGTTGCAGCGCTTCGCCAAGGTGAAGCTGGTGCTGTTCGACGAGCTGGTTTTTCCGGACGTGCTGGAAGAGGTCGTTCTGCTGCTGGCCGAGGGGCGGGGCGGCTGCGCTGCATTCGAGGTTTACCAGGCCCGCAATCCTGATGATCTGAGAAAGATCGGGGCGGATTCCTGGGTGGGCTATTCACCTGCCGGCGACCAGAAATGGACGCCTGCGCTGCTGCCCGCCGAGGCGCTGGACCAATATACCGAGCTGGTCGACGATGCCCGGTTTACCACCCTGATCGAGGGGTGGGGCGAGACCTATCTCGGCGCGGTCACTGGCAACAACAAGTTCTTCACGCTGACGCGGGCCGAGGCGAAGCATCTCGGGCTGCGCACCGGCGAGTTGCTCCCGATCTCGCCCCCCGGGTCGAAACATCTGCAGGCGATGGTTTTCGGGCAGGAGGCATGGGAACAGCTTGCGGCCGAGGGGAAGCGGTGTTTCCTGTTCGCCCCGGGCGACAAGCCATCGGCTGCTGCCCGTGCATATATTGCCGAGGGCGAGCGTGAGGGCGTGCACCAGGGCTACAAGTGCCGCCAGCGGGTCGCCTGGTGGCGGGTGCCGATGGTCGAATGCCCAGATTTGTTCTTCACCTACATGAACCATGACCGCGCCCGCCTGGTGACGAATGACGCGCGGGCGCATGTGCTCAATTCACTCTATGGCGTGCGGCTGAACGAGGATGTCCGCGAGTTGGGGCGCGGATGGCTGCCCTTGGCCAGCCTGAACACGATATCGCTGCTGGGTGGCGAGATGGTCGGCCGGGCCTATGGCGGCGGCATGCTGAAGCATGAGCCGAAAGAAGCTGATCTGATGCCGGTGCCGTCGGCGGCGATCGTCGCGGCCGCATCTGACGATCTGGAGGCGATCCGGCCACAGGTCGGGCGGATGCTGCGCGCGGGAAAAACCCAGGACGCGATCGAGCTGATCGACCGCGCGGTGCTGGTGAAGCATTGTGGCCTTGGCAAGAGGCAGCTGAAAACCCTTCGCGATGCGCGCGAGCATCTGTTTCAGCGCCGTGTGAGCCGGGCGAGAGGTGAACGTGTCACCGTTTGAACGCCGCCTTGATGCCGCGCTGCGCAGTCTGCGGCCCAAGCCGGTCGACAGCGATCGAGAGGCGAAAAAGCGCTATAGCGAGGAGATGTCGGCGGCGGTGGCCGTTGCGATTGGTGCCGAGCTTCGCAAGCGGGGGTGTGCGGAAGCGCGGCCCGCAGAACCCGGCGAAGTCGGCGGATCGGGTGCGGAGCGCCGGATGGCGGGCGGGATCGGCGCGAAGAAGGTGGATGTGACGTGGGCGACCGAAGTCTCGGGCCTGTTGCTCGGCATATCCGTGAAGACGATCAACTTTCGCGACCCGAAAACCAAAAATTTCCAGAAGAACCTCACGAACCGGCGCGGCGACATGCTGATCGAGGCCGTCACGCTGCACCGGCGTTTCCCCTATGCAGTGCTGGCAGGGCTGTTCTTTCTCGATTCTGGCGCGGCGACGGACAACAAGACCAGCGCGGACGGGTCTACGAAGCGCCGTTCGACATTCATCAACGCGCATCAGCGATTGCAGCTTTTCGACGGGCGGAATGATCCGCATGATCGGGACGAGCAGTTCGAGCGATTTTACATCCTGCTGGTCGAGGCATCGCCTGAACAATCGGTGGTCAAGGCTTTTCGAGTGGGGAAGCCGGATGAACCGGTGAAGCTGGATGATCTGCTCGACGATCTGCTGAGGCTGGTCGCGAACCGTAACCCGGACTTCTACGAGTTCGACGAGGAGAGCCGCCGGCTGACACGCGCCAGCTGAATCCCGAAAATCACCGACACCCTTCAATATTTACGTGTTTCGGCTATGTTCCACCCTCAACCGGGGGATCGAAAATGGCGTCCACTTTCCGGGTGTCGGCCCAGATGCGCAGCCGCAAGATCGCAGCCCTCGACTTCATCAAGCAGTATTTCGCCCGCTGGGGATGCAGCCCCAGCCATAGCGAGATCGGCGCAGCGCTGGGTGCGACGCGTCAGCGGGCGCGCGAGCTGGTCGAGGCGCTGGCGCGCGAGCGGCTGATCCTGGTGGTGCCCGGGCAAACGCGCGGCATTCGGCTGCCTGACCGCCGGGACGAGATCAGCGTTGCAGATGCGGTGCTGCGGCTGCGCCAGCATCCGCCATGCGACCAGGCCGATCTGGCGGGGCAGGCGGGGCAGGCGGGGCAGGCCGGCGCGGTGCGCATCGCGGCGGCGCTGCCCTTGTCATATCTCCCGCTCTCGGCCGAGCCCGATCTCGACTATCAGCCAATTGTCGAGACCGAGGCAGGGGCAAATGACAATCCGAGCTGATCCAACGCACCGCCGCGCAGGCGGCAGCGACCGTTCCCGGGCCGCCGCGGACACCTATCCTGATCCGCGGCCCGAAGAGCAGCAGCGGATCGATCACCTGATCCTCGGCAAGCCCCGGCCGCCGGCGCGACGCGTGGGCAAGGGGCGTGGCAAGCGCCGCATCCCGGTGCAGCTGGCCCCGGCGATCGAGGCCGCGCTGGCGCTGCGCGAGGCGTGGGGCCATCGGCAGGGCACGCCGGAGACGCATGACAAGGCGGCCAGGCTGCGCGACGGCACGATCGCGCGGCTTTACCGGTCGGGCGCGATCGACGCCGAGCAGCTGCAGGCGGCGGCCGACATCGCCGCGATCGTCGAGCGCATCGCAGCCGACGTGAATGTCCGCACCGCCAGCCTCGAGACACGGGTGGACAGCCAGCGCGCCGGCGACGGGGCCTTTTTCGAGCGCCTGACCATGGTGCGGGCCGAAATGGCCTATACGCGGTGGCGGCGCGCGATCAGCGCGGCGGTGCCCATTGCCGCCCTGCTGGAGCTGATCGTCGCCGATTGCGGGCTAGTCGCGGTGGCGCGGCGGCATCGCATGTCCGTGTCGCGCCTGCGCGCCGGGCTGATCGCCGCGCTCGATCTGTGGAGCGACGCGCTGGAGCATGCGATCCGCAGCGTGCGGCGGGAAGACCTGATCGAGGCGCATGCCCGACTGCTGGGCTAGTTGCCCCTTGTCAAAAAACCCGCTGCAATCCGGTCACGCAAGCGGGCAAAACGACCCCGCGACAGCTGCGTCATGAGCCCGTCGGCCCCCCCAGGCCGGCGGGCTTTTCCGGTTCTGGAGGTCCGCGCATGCGCGATCACAAACTGGCCTCCATCGCCGCCGCTCCACGTCACCTGCCCGGTCTCCAGGAGCGGCGGCGAAAACCGGCCGACGAGCTGCGCCAGCTGAGCGACGAGCTCGACCTCCTGATTGCCGATGTCGACCAGGGCGCGGCCAGCCAGGCGATCCACGAGGCCCATGTCGATCGTGCTGAAAGCATCGCTGCGCGGATCCGCGCAGTCTTTCGCGGCACCGGTGCCGCCGTCCACCCACCGCTCCGCCATATCGGCGGGCGAGCCATCTGGTGATCCATGATCCAGCTGCATGACATCAAGCGCGCCATCGAGACCGCCCGGGCGGAAGGACGCCATGCGGCAGTCTCTCCGGCCTGGCTGGAGCAGGTGCTGAACGAGCTGACGGCTGCGCGGGCGGCAGCCGGCAGCGCGCAGGCCGCGCGCTGATGGCCCGCCGCCGCACCGTCGCCCAGCGCGCGCCCCAGACCACCGACGAAGCCGTCACGCTGCTCGGTGAATATGCCGGCCTCGATGCCCGGATGGCGGCGATCAACGCTCAGCGCGAGGCCGAGATCGCGGCGGTGAACACCGCTGCCGACCAGCAGATTGTGGCGATTGAGGCGCGGATGAAGGAGATTTTCCGGCAGCTGTCGGCATGGTGGGCGGTGGCCGAGCCGGAGATGACCGGTGGCAAGGCCCGCTCGATCGAGCTTGGCGGGTGCCAGATCGGGCTGCGCCTGACGCCGCCCAAGCTCACCCACCAATACGCCAAGGATGCCGAGGCTGCGGTGGCATTGCGCGCCACCGCCTATGGCGAGCAGCTCACCAAGATCAGCTACACGCTCGACAAGCCGGCGATCCTGCGGACGATCGACGCCCAGGACGAGGCCGGCCCGGCTGAGAGTGAGGCTGACGGTCAGGTGCCGACGCTGCGCGCCCTCGGGTTCGCGCCCAAGCAGACCGACGAGTTTTTCGTTTCGCCCCTTCATGCCGCCTCTGCGGCCACGATCTCCACCCCGGCCGCCTAGCCCGGCCCAACGAAAAGAGCCTGCCCACCGAATGCTGACCCCCGTTGCCCCTGTTCGCCCGCCGGCCGCCTATCTCGGGGGAAAGCGCAACCTGTCGAAGCGCCTGGTCGATCTGATCGGCGCTACCCCGCACGACCTGTATGCCGAGCCGTTCGTCGGCATGGGCGGCGTGTTCTTCCGGCGCGATCGCCGGCCCAAGGTCGAGGTGGTCAACGACGTCTCGGCCGATGTCGCCAATCTGTTCCGGATCCTCCAGCGCCACTATCAGGCGTTCCTCGACTTCCTGAAATGGCAGGTGACGAGCCGGGCCGAGTTCGAGCGGCTGCAGAAGACCGATCCGGCCACCCTGACCGATCTGGAGCGTGCCGGACGCTTCCTCTACCTTCAGCGCACTGCGTTCGGCGGCAAGATCGTGGGGCAGAACTTCGGCATCAGCCGGACCAGTGCCGCCCGGTTCGACCTGACGAAGCTGGTCCCGATCCTTGAGGCTGCGCATGAGCGGCTGGCCTCGGTGGTGATCGAGCAGCTGCCCTATGCGGATCTGATCCGACGCTACGACCGGCCGGGCGCGCTGTTCTACCTCGACCCGCCGTATGTCGGCTGCGAGGGCGACTATGGTGCAGGCGTGTTCGGGCCAGCCGACTTCGATCGCATCGCCGCGATCCTCGGTGGTCTGAAGGGCCGCTTCATCCTGTCGATCAACGATCATCCGATCGCACGGGCGGCTTTCAGCGCCTTCGCGATCGACGAGGTTGGCGTGACCTATCGGGTAAGCGGGGAGCCGACCGCAGCCCGCGAGCTGATCATCACCGGGCCGGGGAATTAAGGCATGCCCGCGCGTCGACCGAGCTGGCGCGATGACAAGCGCACGACGGCCGAGCGTGGCTATGGCGCGAAGTGGCAGAGGGAGCGCCTGCGCTTTCTCGAGGCAAATCCGCTGTGCGAACGGTGCGCCAGCATGGGCCGGACAGAGCCGGCAACCGTAGTCAATCACCGCGTGCCGCACCGGGGCGATCAGGCGCTGTTCTGGTCGCGGTCCAACTGGGAGGCGGTCTGCAAGCCGCACCATGATGGCGCGATCCAGGCGGCCGAGCGGTCTGGCATCGTGCGCGGGACCGACGTTTCCGGCCGTCCCATCGATCCGGCCCATCCTTGGAACGCGCGGAGAGGCTGACCACCCCCCGGGGGTAAAGTCTGGGGCGCTCCCCCCCCTGACCGGACCCCGCCCTGCATTTGCACCGCGAGTAGATTTTGAGGGGGGAGGGTTTCGACCTTGGAGGGCAGATTGGCCGAGCTGGTCGAGATCGGGGGTGGCGATGGCGTGCCGCCCGAGCCGAAATGGCATGGCATCTTTGGTCGCGCCGCCGATCGTGCCGCTGCATCGGAATATTGGGCTTCGATCATCAGCGAGTTGCGGTCGGCCGACAAGCTGGCCGTCGCAAACGGTCACTCAATCAAGCGGCTGGTCGTCGCCTATGTGACCTTCGACATTTCGGCGCGCGAAGTCCTGAAGTCCGGCCCGGTTATGAAGGCCAAGAAGACGGGCGTGCCGACCTACAATCCATGGTGGACGACCATGTCGAACGCCGCCTCTCAGGCACAGGCGCTCGAGAAAGAACTCTGCATCTCGCCGCGCGACCGGGCCGCCGGCGGCAAGGTCGAGAAGAAGGTCCGCCGCACGACCGGTGCCGACAGCTATCTGAAGGGGGCGCGCCGTGGCTAATCCGTTCCTTTCGGCGGAAGACCCGACGACGGCCTGGGCGGAGGCGGCCGTCGCCGGCAAGCTGGTGGTTGGCGAGCTGGTCGCCGGGCAATGCGAGCGGCACCTGCGCGACATCAGGGACGGTGAGCGGCGTGGTCTCTACTGGCGGCCCGATGCGGCAGCGCACGCGCTGAACTTTTTGCCCTCGGTGTTTCAGGTGACCGATGGGCCGGCGGCGGGGCAGCCATTCTATCCGCTGGGGTGGCATACCTTCGTCATGGGGAGCCTGTTTGGCTGGCTGACCAGCACCGGCCGACTGCGATTCCGGTCTGCCTGGCTGGAGACCGGCAAGGGGCAGGCGAAAAGCCCGCTCATGGCAGGTGCCGGCCTCTACATGATGGGCTGGTATGGCCTGAAGCGTGCGCAGGTCTATGCGCTCGGCAACGACAAGGCGACCGCGAACGTCCTGTTTCGCGATGCGGTCGCGATGTGCCGGGCCGATGTGCCGGGCTACGAAGAGGGCGAGAGCCTTGAGGCGCTGGGCGAGGTCGTCATCCGCGGCGAAGGCGACAATGCCTGGAAGATCGAGCATCCGGAGACCGGATCGTTCTTCAAGACGCTGGCCGGCGGCGAGCGCCAGTCCGGCCCGCGACCTGCTGCGGTGCTGGCCGACGAGATACATGAATTCCGCTCCGACGCGTCGCTGAAGACCTGGGAAGAAGCGATCGCGAAGGTGGCGACCTCGGCCATCATGATCATGGGGACCAACACCCCGGCGGCCACCCAGCATGTCGGCACCTCCTACAGCGATCTCTATCAGGACATCGCGATGGGCCGGGTCAGAGACGACACCGCCTTTGCTTTCATCGCCCGGGTCGACAAGGCCGACCGCGAGACGGTCTTCACGAACGAGGCGTGTTGGCCGAAATCGATGCCGGCGCTGGGCGAGACTTTTCCGATCGAGAACATCCGCGAGCGGGTGAACACGGCGCGGACGCGTATTTCCACCGCCAGCTCGGTCAAGCGCCTCTATTTCGGGATCCCCGCCGGCGCGGCTGATTTCTGGATTGCCGAGGAGGCCTGGGCGGCGGTCCAGGGCGAGGTTGACGACCAGGCGCTGCGCGGCACGCGCTGCTATCTCAGCCTCGACCTGTCGCGGAAGAACGATTTGACGGCATTGTCGGCCGACTGGGTGACCGCGCGGCCCGGCGCACCCGTCGAGCATGCCGTCAAGACCTGGTATTGGACGACGAAGGAAGGGTTGGCCGACCGCGCCAAGCGCGACAACGCACCTTACGAGGATTGGGTGGCCGACGGCCACCTGACCGCCGTCGATGGCGCTGTGATCGACCTCACCTACGTTGCCGTGCGGGTGCGCGACCTTTGCGCGGAGCACAACGTCGCCTTCCTTGCGTTCGACGTCGCGTTTCTCGCCGCCTTCGAGGAGGCATGCGAGGAGATCGGGTTCCCGGTGTGGCGCTTCGAAGGCCCCGACAAGCCGGAAGGGCAGGGCCTGAAGCTGGTGGCGCATGGGCAGGGCACCCGGGTCAAGTTCGAAGACAAACAGCTGTGCATGCCGAAGTCGATCACGAAGCTCGAGGATACTATCCTCGCCGGTCAGATCGTCATCGACTCGTCGCCTGTGACCTACAGCTGCGCGGCCAATGCCGCCATGATCGAGGACGGACAGGGCAACCGCGCGTTCCACAAGAGGCGCTCCCGAGGCCGGATCGACGGGATCGTGACGATCGCCATGGCGGTCGGCGCTGCTGCCATGAACGAGCAGCCGCCGAAACAGTCGGTCTACGCCAAGCGCGGCATCATCAGGATTTAGGAGGGCGAATGGGGGGCATCTCGCCTGACCAGTATAGGCGCGCGGCCGGCTTTCGCAGGTCGGAAGCGCCAGCTGCTGCGTCGCCGAACACCGTCGTTCGCCCGGTGGTCAGAGCCTATACGGCGCACAGCCTGGAAGACCCTGCGCTGGCCGATTTCATGCGCGGCGGGCGCGAGAATGTCGCCGGCGTTGCGATCAGCGCGCGGACCGCGCTGCGCAATGCCACCTTTTTTCGTGCCTGCTCGCTGATCGCGGGATCGGTCGGGATGCTGCCGCTCCACCTGATCCGGCGAAAGGCTGACGGCAAGACGGAAAAGGCCAAGGACCACCCGCTCTACCGGGTGCTCCACCGCAGGCCGAACAACTTTCAGTCGCCGAGCGAGTTCAAGAGCTACATGCAGCTCGTCGCGCTGCTTGACGGAAATGCCTATGCGCTCGTCATCCGATCGGGGCGGCAGATCCGTGAGCTGGTGCCGCTGCCGCGAAAGTCGGTGACACCGAAACTTTCGGCCGAATTCGGGCTGACGTTCGAATACCGGCGGCCCGGCGGCGGCACATCGACGCTGTTGCCGCGCGACCTGTTCCATTTTCGCGCGCCGTTGAGCCTCGACGGGGTGACCGGGGTGAGCCTGCTCGACGTGGCGGCCGACACCCTTGGCATTGCCATGAAGGCCGAGGCCGCGGTCGGCAAGCTGATGTCCAAAGGCGTCATGGCAGGCGGATCGTTGGAAACGGCGCAGGCCCTTGGCGATGAAGCGATCGAAAACCTGCGCGAAAGCCTGGCCGAGCGCCATTCCGGTGCCGACAATGCCGGCGATTGGATGGTGCTGGAGCAGGGCCTGACTGCAAAGCCGTTCGCGACCAGCGCGCGCGACGCGCAGCTGGTCGAGCTGCGCAAGCAGGAAGCCGAAGAGATGGCCCGATTCACCGGTGTCCCGCGGCCGCTGCTGATGTTCGACGAGACGAGCTGGGGTAGCGGCATCGAGCAGCTCGGGCTGTTTTTCGTCACCTACTGCCTGCTCGCATGGTTCGTGATCTGGGAAGAGGCGATCTGGCGGCTGCTCGAGCCTGCCGAGCAGGAGGCCGTGGACGGGTCGATGCTCTACGCCAAGATCAACGAGCGGGCGCTTCTGCGCGGCTCGATGAAGGAGCAGGCCGAATTCATGGCCAAGGCCCTCGGCTCCGGCGGCGGAGAGGCCTGGATCACGCAAAACGAGGCGCGCGACAATTTCGACCTCAATCCCCTCGACGGCGGCGACGATCTGCCGCGTCGGGGAACGAGCGCCGCCACGATTCTGGAGGAGAAGCAGAATGGTTAGCGCTCGTGTCTTCGCGATGGCCCGGCCAGGTGCGCTGCCGCTACCGGCGACATCCGCCGCACAGGCCTTTACGAAGGCGGATGTGCTCGACCGATGGGCCGCCGATGCGGCGGCCGTGCGGCCGGCGGCGCTCGAGCGCGGCGACAACATCATCACGATGTTCGACGTGGTCGGCGAGGATTTCTGGACCGGCGGGGGGATCACGGCGAAGGGCGTCGCCGCCCAGCTGCGCGCGATCGGCGACCGTCCCGTGGAGATCCAGATCAACAGCCCCGGCGGCGACATGTTCGAAGGCATCGCGATCTACAACGTGTTGCGCGAGCATCCGCAGCCGATCACGGTCAAGGTGATGGGCATGGCGGCGTCAGCCGCTTCCGTGATCGCGATGGCCGGCGACACCATCCAGATCGGCGCTGCGTCGTTCATCATGATCCACAATTGCTGGGTGATGGCGATCGGCAACCGCCATGACATGGCCGAAACGGCTGATTGGCTGGCGCCGTTCGATACCGCGATGGTCGACCTCTATGCCGCCCGCACGCGGCAGGATGCCAAGGACATCGCGAAATGGATGGATGCCGAGACCTTCATGTCCGGCAGCCTGGCGATCGAGCGCGGCTTTGCCGATGCGCTGCTGCCTTCGGACGAAACGCGGCTCGATGACGATGCAGCCGCCTCCGCCCGTGCGGTGAACGATGTGCGGGCCATGGAGCTCACGCTCGTGGCGAGCGGATGCACCCGCAGCGAGGCCCGCGCGCGGATCAACAAGATCAAGGGCACGCCCGGCGCTGCCCAGACTGCCGTCACGCCCGGCGCTGACGGCGACCCGGAGCTGACGACCGCACTCGCCAGCTTCCTTTCCTCTCTCCGAACCTAGGAGTTTGCCATGCACAATCTTTCGAAGGTCGCGCTGCTCGGCGCGGCCGCTGCTCTTACGACTGTCCCGCGCGCGGTCCACGCCCGCCCCCGGGCGGATGCGAACGACCCGAAGTCGATGATCGTCGCGATTCAGGCGGCATTCGAGGAATTCAAGACCGCGCACGCCGAACAGATGGCCAAGAAGGCCGATGTCGTCGTCGACGAAAAGGTCGACCGCATCAACTCTGCCGTGAGCGACATGCAGTCGCGGCTTGACGAGCTGAACCGGGGGCTGGCCGCCCTGAAGCTGAACGGATCCGATGTCCCGCAGCCGCGCGATCCTGAATATTCGGCGGAATTCGAAGCCTATTTCAAGCGCGGCGTCGAATCCCAGCGGCTGGAACAGGTGCGGGCGGCGGCCACCAAAACGGACGGGGAAGGCGGCTATCTGGCCCCGGTCGAATGGGACCGCACCGTTGCGGGCCGCCTGAAGCAGGTTTCGGCGGTGCGGCAATATGCCAGCGTGCAGGTGATCAGCGGCGCGGGTTTCTCCAAGGTGTTTTCGGATCGGAACACCGGCTCCGGCTGGGTCGGCGAGCAGGCGGGGCGGCCGGCCACGGCCACGCCCGGGCTGCAGAGCCTGTCCTGGCCGCTCGGCGAGCTGTATGCCAACCCCGCGGCATCGCAGGGGCTGATCGATGATGCCGAAGTCGATATCGCGGCATGGCTTGCCAGCGAAGTCTCCGTCGAGTTTGAGCGTCAGGAGGGGATCGCCTTCCTGTCCGGCGACGGGACGAACAAGCCGCATGGCCTGCTGACCTACGTCACCGGCGGTGCCAATGCCGCCCGTCACCCGTTCGGCGCGATCGCGGCGGTGCCGTCGGGCGCGGCCGCCGCGCTGACCGGCGACGGCATCCTGAACCTGGTCGGCGAACTGCCCTCCGAATATGCCGGCAATGCGGCCTTCTACATGAACCGCGGCACCACGACCGCCGTGCGCAAGCTGAAGGACGGGCAGAACAACTATCTGTGGCAGCCGGCCTTCGCGGTCGGGCAGCCGGCCACGCTGAACGGTGAGCCGGTGCGCGAGCTGCCCGCCATGCCGGCGCTCGCCGCCAATGCCGTGCCGATCATCTATGGCGACATGGCCGAGACCTATCTGGTGGTCGACCGCATTGGCGTCCGGATCCTCCGCGATCCGTATACCAACAAGCCGTTCGTCCACTTCTACACGACCAAGCGGGTCGGCGGCGGGGTCAAGAACCCCGATGCCATGAAGGCGCTGCGCATCGCCGCCGCGTAATGCAGCGCGCCGGCACGACAATCAGAGGGGGGGGTGACGCGCAGTCGCCCCCCCAATCAATTTCGAAGGGAGAAGACCCATGGCCAATACCAAGACGGCTGCAGCGGCTGGACATGATGAGGAGGCGCAGGCTGTGCCCGCTGCCGCCACGCCCGCCACGATGTGCGAGCTGAATGACCCGACTGTTGCCGATGCCGAGGCCGTTGCGGCCGCGCTCGCGAAGCAGTCTGGCGAGGAGGCCTGACATGGCGATCCTGATTGCCCTGTTCGTCCGCAATGCCATGCTCGACGCGATCGAGGCGGCCGTCGGACAAAGCCCTTTGCTGCGGCTCAGGTCCGGGCCTGCGCCTGCAAATGTCGAGGCGGCTCCCACCGGCACCGTGATCGCCACGATGCAGCTGCCAACGGACTGGATGCTGGCGGCCGCGAACGGCGCGAAGGCACTGACCGGTCTTTGGCAGGATCCCTCGGCTGACGCCGCAGGCACGATTGGCCATTTCGAGATCTGTCGAAGCGATGGGACGCCAGCGCTGCGCGGCAGTGTCACGCTTACCGGCGGCGGCGGCGACATCACGCTCGACGCGGTGGCGGTCAACGTCGGTCAGTCGATCACGATCACCGCCTTCACCCTGAGCCTTCCGAACTGACGGCCGTGTCGACGATTTCCTCCCTTGTTGTGCTCGGCACCGGGCCGCTGCCCGATGGCAGCGACGCGGCGGACGGC